TTGATTTGCCAAACTTATCGAGCAATTTATCTGCTGTGGAGCGAGCGCGAGCATCAAGTGTCATGTCTTATCCGTTAACGTCTGCTAAACTACTAAGTAACGGCAATAACGCATGAACCGTTTGGCGAAACAATTTATCTTTAATTTGCTGCTCTAGTGGAAGCTTATTAAATGGAACGATACACGGATGTGTTTTAGCTTCTGCGTCTTTTACTTCACCATAAACCCACCCTTCCTTTACTTTTTCTGCCAACCATGAGTCATGTGACGCTGAATCGCTTGCATTTGGGTTATTGCGGTGAAATTCAACACCAATAATTGCCGAATTACGTTGCCAATCTGGTGTGTTTTCAAAATCAACTTGTGTGTTATCGCCAATGCTTTCGCAGTAGGCCTTGTTTAGCTGGTGGCTTACTCGTGCAATATCTTCATGTGTAATTTGTTTCATATAAATTCCTTTATTTTAAAATTATGTTCTCACCAGCGATCTAGACATATCGTTGCCTTGTTGTTTAAAAAACACGGATAACATGGCGTCAATTTGAGCATAGCGTGTTTGCTGTGGTGAATATTTATCATATTCCACCTCAATAACGTCTACTTTTTCACGGATAACGCCTTGCGTTAAATCCTGCATTAAAATTGCTGTATAAGATTTCAATGCTAATTCAGCACACGCATTTTTTACAGTGGTTGGCACAATGTCAAAATCCACATATTGCGGAAAAACATTTGCCGATAATGAATCAATTAATGGAACGTATAATCGCGGCCAGTCAAGCGACTGTGTCGAGTATCTGCGATAACCCGCATATTGCAAACGATATTGCGCCACCATATAGTCTGTGGCTTTGCGTAGTAATTGCTCTTTTGTTGCATCGCTGGTAATTGCCGCCCACGCTGTGTTGCCAATGTTTGCATGGTAGGTTGTCGCGTCTGCTACTGAAACATAGCTTTCAGCGTTTGCAAGTCCAGTGCCGTCTTCAACGATTAACGCCATTTTAATCCTCCATCCATTCAATCATGCCGTAAATTCCGCTGCCAGAAACAACTGAGTTATCTGCAAAAATAATAAAACCTTCATTTTTTGCCAATATAAAACCTTCACCATTATTGCCAAACTCAATAGTTGACGCATTTCCAGTGAATTTAGAAATAACTGAGCGTTCCATAAAATAGGGCTCTTGCGTTACGCCTGTCATATCTAAACCCGCTTGATTGCGTAAGCATAGCATTTTGCTAGGCTCGTTTTGATTATCGTACTTTGTTGCAGTTAATGTTGTACCGCTTGCTGGTGTGCCTTTAATGCGAGCAAACCCATAAACCGAATTACCATGGCCGCCCGCGTCTGCGCTATCAAGTTGAATGTGCATTTTTGTTATGCGCAGTGATGTGTCATCAGTATTAACAAACGCCTGATAAACCGTCCCCGCTGTTACGGTGGTTGGTTTTGTTGCTATTTTGCAAACGTAATGCTTCATAAGTCCGCCATAAATAAAGGCGGGAGAACGCGAACAGGAACGAACGCGAACCCCCTGAAAAAATTAACCTAGCAACGTAGCAACGTGGTTTGGTTTCCATACTTTTACGCCATATAAGCAACGAACTTCAAGCATAGTTTTCATATAACCTTTATAAACTGCGATTTCAAATACTAAACCGCTTGTTGGGTCTTGTACTGTCATCACGTCAACGGCAGAATCACCACCATTAGGCATTGCAGGTGGGCGCATGCCTAACTCAACGGCTGATTTGTGGAACGCAACACTTGGTGTGTAAGAATCGCCAACAGTTAAAGCGTTTGCTGTAGCAATGACTTTTTGTGCGCCTGGTGCATTTAATGAAATAGTGCCGGCAGCAGTAACGCCTGTACCAACAACATATTTGTTAACGGTATCCGCTGCAAATGTTACAACGTCACCCGCTAATACTGTGCCTGTGCCTGTCACCAATGCAATATCAGTAACACCAACAGCAGTTGAGCCAGAAGTAACGTAAGAAGTACCACCGCCTTTTGTGTGCGTAGTAATACCAGCCGATTCTTTAATCATGACGCCTTGCAAATCAAGCAAAGTACCTTGGCGGAGTAACGCTTCATTGCCTGAAGTGTTAACTTGTTGAAGTGCTGCAAGGTTGCGCAATTTAACGCCAGCCGCTGTGTTCATAATCAATGAAATTTGATTATCAGTTGGGCAACCGTTATCAACTAAGATTTGACGCACTTGCGCAATAGTGTCGAAGTTAGACGCGAATGGTGTAGTGCCTGCTGAACCAACAGCGCGTGATGCGCCTTTGTAAGCCGCTGAGAATAAATCTTGTTCAATTTTGTTGCACAATGCGCGGATTGCTTGGGCAATTTGATCGCCATAAATGGTTTCATATCCAGCACCATTGTTGACGTGTTTAATATCTTCGCCAGTCCAAGGAATCTGAACAGACGCATAAGAATCAAGCGTCATTGTTTTGTTGTCAACGGTTTGATCTGTGCCTTCAGGGATTGTCATTGAAGGCGCGAATGAAGTGTTAACGCTTGGTGTGCGAGTAAATGCCGCACGGATTGTGTCGCCTTTTGCAGCGCGGATTGTTGCATCACCATTGATGGTAGATGAAGGGATAAAACCGACTAATTCACGACCTACTACGTCTGCCGCTTTGTAAATGTCTGCTGCTAGCGAATTTAACACGTTACTCATAATAATTCCTCTTTAATTTGAAGTTTTTTAGCGGCTAATGTCGCTAATCTTGATGCAATGCGCTTTTCAACCCATTCAGGTGATTGCGCTTTACCTTTGTGAGCCACCGACATTTTATCTCTTGTTTCAGCCGATAACACATTTCCTAATGCTCTTGTATTTCCAATTAAACTAGCAGATATTTTTGCTTTTGTTTCATTGTTATATTTTTTACCTAAATTTGCTTTTCTCATATTTTCAATTTGAGATGCAGATTTTTTTTTGCCAATATGTGCTGTGTGCATTTTTAATTTTGTTTCATTACTAAGTATCTTTCCTTTTCCGCCATCAGATATAGCTTTTTTATGCTTATCTGATAGTTTCATTCCTTTTCTGGCAAGACTAATTTTATTTTTTGTTTCGTCTGAGCGTTTTACGCCTATCGCGCTACTTGCTCTAATAGTTGCATTATAGCCTTTATAATACGAATTATAAGCGTCTATAGCTTGTTGTTCATAAAATAATAAATCTTTAGGTTTGCAAATAATAATAGGTTGAAATATAAAAGCATCTTCGCCATGCTTATTCCATGAGCGTTGAAGTTTTATTGAATGATGGGCGTTTTTAACTAAAACGTTTTTATGCTTTCGAAAACGTGTTTTAAATGATTTTGCTGAACCGATATAGCATTTACCATTAACAACATTTTGAATTTTATAAATTCCACCAATCATGAAAACTACTCCAGCTAAGTTTAGGAGTAGTTATTATATCATAATTGGATATATCTAGCGGCTGTTTTTTATAAACAATCGCTTAACTACTGCTCTGTAACTTTGCCGCCACTTTTTGCAAAACTTGCTCGCTCTGGGTGTGACATATTGTCAAACGTTGAACGGCTTACAACTTGTTGCCCAGCGTTGCTACTTCCACCACTTGCCCCACCACCGTTATTCTGTGGTGCTGCAATATAATGTTTGCCATCATCACTGGTTGCCCATTCTGTTACGAACGCGCTTAAATCTTTGTCGCCTATAACTGCTTTGCGTGTGTCGCCATCAATAGCGATTTTCGCCTGTGATGATAACATAGCTTTGACCGCAGGTAAAAATGGTGTGGCAACACCAGCCTTAACTAATGCGTCTGTCAAACCATTATCTAAAAGCAATTTAGATGTAAATCCACTTTCTGAATCTAATGCGGCTTTAGTTTGCTCAAATGCTTTTTGCTGATCTTTGATTGTTTTTTGTGATGCCGTTAGATTGTTTTCTAACTCATCAATTTTATTTTGTAGTTTATCCAATTCCGCTGGATCTATTTGCTTTCCTTTTCGTGCCTCTTTCAGCTCTGCTAAAAGTTCACCGTTTTTCTTTGCAAGTCCGCTTGTTGCTTCATCAACTGCGGCTTTAATTTGCTCTGCAATACTTAATTCTTCTGACATATAACCCTCTGGGTTGTGGTTGACGGCTCTGCCATCGTTAATAAAATCTAAATTGCGTCTTTAATAATTTCAATCGCTGTATCTTGTGGGATTTCACGGATATTTTCAACGTGTTCTGCCGCACCGATAATGTCACCGTGTGAAATATCATCAACTGCATTTGTTGCTTCATCGACTGCTTTTTTAGCACCGTCTGAAACTTTATGAACAATATTATCAAAAAATGACATGACTATTTCCTTACAAATTAGGGTGTGCCGCTGATGAAAGGTGTAACACCAACGACACTAGAGTAAACACATGGCGAGTGTTTGTCGCATTTATACAGTATAAACAATAAAAATTCAATTTTCTTTATTTTTTAATTCATCAAGTGTGTAAGTATGACCGCTTGCATCAACAAATCTATCTAATGGCGTTCCATCACGAAATAATTGCGCTCGTGCTTTGCCTAGCACTTCATCTTGAAACGCCTCTGGTTTTTTCTTTAGCCACGTTTGATAAGTTTCGGTTTGCGCAACTTGCCCATCCATCGATGCGCGTGTGCGACCATCAGGGTTTTTAATGCCTAACGCTTGCCATGATTTTAAAACGCTGACCATTGCCGATCTGCATCTAAAATGTGCGGGAGGTCTAACGCCACTATCAAGTGGATATATTTTTCCGTCACGCGCTTGGCATATTGAAGTAGTCCGACCATCGAGTGTGCTTACCCACTGCAATCCACTAAACAAATCATTATTTTTTTGATAAAACTCATCACGCGCGGTATTGGTAGCGTGTGACATTGCCGTACTAACCAACGCCTGCGTTTGACGTGCGTTAAGTGAGTTAATGCCATCGGTATATTGCAGTGCTTTCGTGCCGGTGATACGCTTAACCACGTCACTATAAGATTGCCCTTCAACTAAACCGATACGCACAGCGTCCTGTATGCGCGTGTAACTATCTTGATCTAGCTTATCAATCCATTCTTTAATCAGTTTTCCCTGCAATGGTTTTGATTCAATCGCAGCAAATAACGTCACGGGCGCAACCGCTACCATATCAAGCACAACAGGCGTTGAATCATCAATGGCTTTGATTTGCCATTCTTGCTCATACTCTGCTGCGTCTTTCATTTGTTGCGTTAGCTCTTTGCCAATAAGGGAATAGCCTTCACTCATAATAGCGCGAACCGATTGAAGCTGTGCATCAATACGCGCAATGCTCCATTCGCTATTCATATCCATAACACGCAACTTTGCAACTAAATCTTTTTCTACTTCTTTAAGAAGTTTCATTATGTCTTTAGTTGTTCCGCCATATAGTCGCTGCAAATAAATTTCATGTGCAATCGTTTTATCGCGTAGTTGCGTGTTAGCTGATTCTTCCATTACAACATCCCACCAGTAGCAGGCATAACTGCAATGCGCTCCATCTCATCGTCAAACGATACGTCCTGCATGATAATGTCACCCGCAACAAGATTGTCGAATAAAGTTTGATGCGAAATTGATCCGCTTTGCCAAGCCTTAACCAAACTATCCAAGTCCTGAGCTGTCATGCTATTCGGTATAAAATCACGGTTTAGCTCAACTTTAACATCACCAGTCACGCCCGACCAATCGCGCAAATACTCCATGACGTGCGTCAATCCAATGCTAATTGATTGTGAAATTGAAGCCAGTACACTATTTTCACTTGAGCGGTGAATATTAGCCGTTTGCGCTGATTCTGCTGCGCGTTTTTCTGGTGCTAAGATTCGCGCTCCAAGCGTTGCCATCATTGCCTCTTTTGAGCGCAATGCCTCGCGCAATTCGCCTAAGCCTTGCCCTGTAAATTCAAGATAAAACGCTTTGCTTTGTGGATCAGGCAATAACCATGCCGTTCCGCTACCGATACGCAGTGACGCGCTTTTATCGTCTGAATAATAACCAGTGACTACAGGTGTTGGAAGTCCAGTGAAGTGCAAGCCATGTTCATAATCGGCTGTGGTTCTGTAATGCGATAAATTCACGTCAACAAGGTCAAGCAATGGCGGTTTATCCACGCATGGTGAATTATCACGCACGCCAAAAAACTCAAACGGTATTTTGTTTAATGCTTTGCCGTTAATTTGTGGATAAATTTCATCTACTAAAATAAACTCACCGCGTTTGTCTTTTCTGAAAACACGTTGACGATAAATGCCACCATCGCCTAAATCTAAAACGCGCCATTGCGGTTCACACTTAGATTCAAACTCATCAACTGCAATCTCGTTTTCTTCTTCAAGCACAACAAGTGTTAACTGTTCAACGTTGTTAATGCGCCCCGTTTTCCAGTTAATGATTGATTCTGCATCGTACATGGTCGCGTAAGGCCTTGCGCCTTGTGCCTGTGCTTGTGCAAGCGTTACCGCGTTAACAATAGGTGGATAATCGACAAGAACACCACAACGTCCAATGGTGATAACTTCTTCGCTAATGATTTCAGCAAATTGATGCAACGATAACCCACCCATTGTCACGTCTGCAATAATATTATCCATTGCTGCAGGTGCTGTGATGACTTCGGGTTTAAGAAATATCATTCCCGTTAAGCCGTCGATTGTGCGATTTGTAGCGTTGTAATATAACGCGCGTTGTTTGTAAGCGTAATATTCAGCGTCATTTTGACCACTTAAGCGTGGAAGGTATTTGATACCATATTCGTGGATCTCGTCTTGCCCTTCTGACGCGTGTTCGCATCGTTCCCATATTTCATAATATTCGTGATACTCGCTGTGTTTTGTATCGACTGCCATTTTTATATTCCTGTAATTGTAGCAAATGTTGGTCTATTATTAACTAGCGGGTATCTATACGCAATAAAATAACCTGTTGCATCAACAACGTGGTCAAATCCACCAGCTTTATCAGGTTCACCTGTTTTTGCATAGCATTGCTTTTCAAGTGATTCAACCAGCATTGGACAATACTGCGCATTAACAAAATAACGTCTTATGCCTTGATTGTGAATCATGGCGTTAACCGATAACACGCGATCTTTAATGAATGGGTTGCGTGAATTAACCAACACTTGCATTCCATACGAGCGCAAAATACTGTGATCTGATTCGCTTGCGTTGTTTGATTTTCGAGCGTTACCGCTTGCGTCAGGATAAATTAAAATCCTGTGCGTTGGGTAGCGTTCTTTTAATAACCGCGCCATTGTTGGCGTATCGAACACGCCAGTAAATTCCATAACTCCATGAACATTATCACCCCGCACAACATGGATAACAGCAGAACCGTTAGCGACGTTAAAATCCATTCCGCAATGGAGTACATCATCAGGCATAATGCTTTCATTGCTTGCGTTAAGTTTTCTGTCAAACTCATGGTAGACGCTCCCAGCGTTAAGGTTTACAAAATTGCCATCAAGATACGCGGATAATTGTGCGCTTGAGTACGTTGCTTCAAGTTGCTTGATATAACCATCTGGCAAATATGGATTGCTTGAAGTAGGTGCTTTGATTAACTCGTAGCCTTCGCGTGGTTCTTTGCCCCACATTTCATACATGAAAGCAAAGCCTTCAGGAGTTGATACCGCTGCAAGTGTGTTAGGTGAATTATCTGGTTTACGTTCTCTAATCCGTCCAAGCATTTTAGTCCAAACCAGTTTGGCTTGGTCAACGCGCAACGTATCGGCTTCATCTATTACCGCATCGGCTAATTGAAAACCAACTAAACGCTCTGGATTGTCTGCTGATCTAAAAATAATCTGCGAATTGTTTTCAAGTTTGATAATAGCATCAGCTTTATTGAGATTATATTTCACGCCCCACTCATCAAGTATTTCTTGAAAGCGCGGAAAGGCAATCAGCCGTATTAAATCGTAAGTAGGCTCAACAAACCCAAACGATAAACCATCGTATTTAAGTGCAAGCAAAGCCAGTCTAATGACAGCGGCTTGTGATTTCCCCGCACCATATCCCGCCACCATTGCAGGATGGATTGCTTCACTGAAAATGAAGTCCTCTTGGGGTTTGGTTAACTTAAGGCTAATCTTCACGCGCTGCTCGCTCAACCACAAATGTGTAACCTGTTTTTATAGTTGCTTCAACACGATCTGTTGATACGCCCGCTGCTTTACCTCTGGCAATTTCAGCCGTAATAGCCGCGTTTATTTGATTGTTTTTAACGGCAAGGTTGCGCAATGTCATCAAGTCTTTTAAATGCGATTCAAGCGTAATGCCAACAGCTTCAATGATGGGTTTGCGTAATTCTTCAATACGCCCCGTTATAGCCCCGTCTGTCATTAGCTCGCCAGCTCTTTTAATAACTGTTGCTGCTTTAGTATTTTCGCCAACATCGTAAGCCCCACGATAAGCATCAGCCTGTGTTTTGCCTTCTGCAACGAGTTGTGCAAAGCGTTCTTGTTTAGGTGTGAGAGCCATAAGTTTCACCTGTTGATTCAAGTATTGCCTGTTTGCCCGTGAAGTCTTGCCAGCGTTTTATAATAACGTCACAGTATTTTGGGTCTAGTTCCATCAATCTTGCGTGTCGGTTTGAATTTTGACAAGCCATCAAAGTTGTTCCGCTTCCACCAAACAAATCAAGAACAACTTCTTTAGGTTTGCTACTCCATTCAATCATTCTCTGTACTAAGTTTACAGGCTTCATGGTTGGATGCAATTCGCTACGAGAAGGTCTATTTTCTCGAAGTGCTGTATTTTTTTGTTCAGTTCTATAACTATTAACCAATTCTTGTAATTCTGCTTTATTCATTTTTTTTATATCTATATCATCATCAATCACGCTAGTTCTTGTGAAATCACCACAAAAATAATGTGCTGCGCCTTCTTTCCATCCATAAAGAATTGGTTCATGTTGCCAGTTAAAATCTTGTCTACTTAATGTCCCAGATTGTTTAACCCATATCAATACTTGACTTAATTTAAATCCAGCATCTTTAAAGCATTTAGTGAAATTTACACGCTCTGAATCTGCATGAGCAACATAAATAACACCGCCATCTTTTATGACTATAAAATAACAAGCATATACATCAAAAAGAAATTGCTTGAAAGACTCATCGCTCATGTCGTCATTTAGAATTTTTCCAGCAATTCCTTCAATAGCCACATTATATGGCGGGTCAGTCCATACCATATCGGCTTTACCCCCCCCCATCAAAACATCAACATCATCAATATTAGTGCTATCACCACACATTAATTTATGATTTCCTAATAACCAAACATCATGTAGTTTAGTTATTGGTTCTATTGGTGTTTCAGGTATTTCATCTTCATCAGTAAGACCATCTTGCACTTCTTCTTGGTTACCAATCAATGACAATTCAGTATTATCAAAACCTAATAATTCTAAATTAAATCCTTCTTCTTCTAATTTTTGAAGCTCTAACGCCAACAAATCATTATCCCAGCCGCTATTCAACGCCAAACGATTATCTGCAAGAATATATGCCTTCTTTTGCGTCTTGGTAAGGTGTTTAAGCTCAATGGTTGGTACTTCATCAAGATTTAATTTTTTAGCCGCCAACACGCGCCCATGACCTGCAATAATGCCGTTCTCACCATCAACCAGCACGGGCGAATTAAAACCAAACTCTTTTATGCTTGCCGCAATCTGCAACACCTGTTGCTCGCTGTGTGTTCGTGCGTTATTAACATACGGTATTAAATCCGCTGTTTTGCGCTGTGTGATTTCCATTAACAATCCCTATAAGCCATTAATATTTCTTTGCACATGCCTGAGCGCACAACATCATCCACCGTAAACTCAACCATGCCTATCTTATCCACATTTTGTAATCGATTAACTGCATCTTGCAAACCACTCATGCCAGCAATATCTTTTTGGTCAATATCACCATCAATAATCACTTTACAATCCTCACCAATGCGCGTTAAAAATAATTTCATTTGCTGTGGCGTGCAATTCTGCGCTTCATCTAAAATATAAAAACACCGTGCAAACGTTTTGCCGCGCATAAACTCTAGCGGTTTAAACTGAATAGATCCACGTTTTAACAAATACTCTGTGTGCGATTTCCCAAGTCGCTCATTAAGAACATCAAGCAAAGGCTCCATGTATGGCGCATATTTTTCAGATAATTCTCCTGGCAAATAACCAAAACCACGACCAGCTTCTACGTTAGGTCGCGTCATAATAATTGTGTCAATAATGCCCTCTGACAGCATTTGAGCAGCTACCCCTGCCGCTATATACGTTTTACCTGTTCCCGCGCTACCAATGGCAAATGTGATGACATTAGCGCGTATTTGGTTGAGATATTGTTGCTGTGTTTTGTTTAATGCGCGTACCGGTTTAATTTTCGGCTCATAATAATCATTTTGTGGTGCAAACTTAGCTGATCGTTTCTCTTTTCGCTTCATGCAATTTTGTTCCTGTTAAGTTAACCATCAAGTAATTAAACCATAACCCCGCAGTGCAAAATTATCAGAAATGCTGCAGTAAAACTGCTCCCGTCTTTTTTTCGTGCAGGAGGACACGCGTTAGGGTTTAATTCTTCATGGTTAAAACCACCACGCCATTAATGCAAACAACGTGGTGTAAAAAAATTCCTATTTAATCAAGCCTAAACTTCCTACGGTGAACGATTGATTAAGTAGGCTACAACCCAAGTCTTATTCAAGGACTTGAAAAGTTTGTTGATAGTTGCCGGTGCTGATCTCCGGCTTAGTGTTATTTGGTGATGTACTTTCAACCACTCCCAAGTTTCCTATTTGCACCGACGTGCCATTACCGCTGCGTATCAGCCTACGCATTTAACTATCAATGAAACACCCTGCCGTTGATGTGTGTCTGTAGCACTATAACGTTCCTAGAAATAATACAGGATGTTTCATTCATAACTAAAACCAACCAACCCAGTTATTGATAAATCGCCATAAAGTGATTTCTGAGTTGGTTGGTTAAAAAGATTATATTCTAAAAAGTAAAAAATAGTAATTTTATTTTTAAATTGCCGTACACCGTACATGCGTACACCCCTTTATAGGGGGGTGTACGCGTACGTACGCTTAAATGTACCCATGCGTACATGTGTACATTATAGGTAAAATGTACGCGTACGTACGCTTATTTAAGCCAATAATAAACACCATCATTCCCTATAAGTTGTTGATTTAATAAATCTTTTATTCCATCAGCAAAAGAGCGTCTATTATTCTTGTCTGTTATGTACTCATAAGCAAATGGACGCCATTCTTCAAGCGACACAACCATCTCGTTTTCACCCACCAATGTACGCCCACCTCCCAACTTTTTGGTGGCATTTATGGCGTTTTTTAAACCTTCAAAACATTGCGTTGTTCCCTTTTTTAATTCTTTTACGATTTCTTGGCTGCCAACATATTCCAAATAAACACCCTCAATCTGTTTTCCTTCGTCATCGTCATAAAAACAATCACCGTCAAGATCAACCACTTTTATTCTAAAATCCATATTATTGCCTGCGCTAAAATCTTTCGATTTGGTACATGACAGCGTGACTTCCATTTTAGATTTCTTTGTCATGCAAAATTCTGCATCCATGCCTGCTTTAATAGCACTGCTTCCACGCGCCCGACCTTTATCACCATGACCACTATGATGCACTGGAACAATGGCTGCGTTGTATTTTTTAGCAAGCAATTCCATGTTAGCCAAAAATATCGCCATGTCCTCACTGCTATTCTCGTCACCGTGCATATTTCTGTGCATTGTGTCGATGAAAATGGCGCATGGTGGCTCGTCTAAGCCTAACCCATCTAATATACTGCCTACACGCATAACCGCGTCTGTATCGAGCAAATTAACGCTTTTTGTGCTAAAATAAATATTGTCAGGATTCATGTTGTATTTTTGTTTGAGAGCTTGCATCCTCATTGCAAGCCCTCGATGACCTTCCCCAGCAATGACCACCACCGTGCCTTTTTTTGTTTTATGACCGTGCCACGCAATACCGTTGCCAATACAAAACGCCCAATCCATCGCAATCAATGATTTACACGCACCAGATTCGCCAAACAATAACGTGTTTGAGCCGCGCTCAAGTAGGTTTTTAATTACCCAATCAGCGCGTGTTGTGTTTGCCATTAAATCATGGACTGAAACAAACAGGTTTTGCCTTTTGCCAATAATGAGATCCGCAACCGCTAATATGCCTGCGCGTTTTGCCATGTCGTTAAAATCTTCACCAACAATGGGCGAGTGGATAACTTCTACCCCGCATTTATTGGCTTTTTCAATACCTACACCGCTTGCATCGTTATCTGCGCATATAATCACCCTGCCTTTGTACTGACTGCGCACCATGTCGCACACTGGCTTTAAATTCCCAGCGTTAAACGCAACCACAACACATTGTGCTGTGGCTTCGTGAATTGTCATAGCGGTGGCAAAACCTTCTGCAATGATTACTACGTCAGAAGGTTCACCAATAGTGAAGTAACCTCCCTGCATTTTACCGCCCGTGTAAAAGCGTTTTGTGCCGTCGGTGGCGATATATTGAAGCGACTGGATTTCACCACCCACGCCATAAACAGGAATAACGAGTTTGCCGTCATAAATGCGCAGTGCTGCGTGTGATTTGACATTTTTGCGCGTCAAATAATCGTGATCTAAAGCGTGTGGGAGTTTTGCATACAGCTCCTGAGCGTTAAACGCTGCGTTGCTGTAAGCAAAATCCCGTTCTTCTTTGGCTTTCTCAATAGCTTGTTCGCGTTCGTAATCGTTTTCGCTACTTCTAAAGCCATCAGCAAACCAAACGTGTTGCTCGCCCGATTTCCAGTCACCATAACATGCGCCTTTGCCGTCTATAAATAATGATACCCAGCCAGATTTCTCTTTGCCTGTAGTGGCAAAGCGCGTAATGCCGTGCTGATTTATATGCGTTGGCGGGTTTATGCCCGAAGCGCGTATTGCATTTAATAGATCATTCATAATTTTCCTAGATATTGCGCTAAGCGTTCAACGGTTTTTTCATAAGGTGTTTTTTCTTTTTTAAACTGATCGTGCAAAAATCGATGCAGCATATTGCGCGACACGCCCGATTCTTCCGCTACTTTGCTAATGTTCATCACGCGTAATTTTTCTTTGATTTCGTCTGGTGTCATTGTGTGTTTTCCTTGTTGTATTTTAAGATTTAAAAAAATATGTTTACATTATAAACTATTTTTAGTAATATAGTACCCGTAGTAACAAATTATTTTTTTTAATCCCAATGCGGAGAAACACAATGAAATATTCACAAGACGTTATTAATTTGGCAGCATCAATGGGCGTACACCCAGCCGATGTTTTAATGTTTGCACAATCAGTTGCAAATTCAATTAGCCAAGACAACATGGTTAATTCTTTTATTGATTCTGACGAAAGCACCCGCACAGAATTATCTTTAGCCTACGCCCAACACGCAACAAAAAAATTCCAATCATTTACTAACACTTATTTAGTAAATGAAGTTGCACGCTCTTATTTTCAATCTGCTGTTTATGCTGGAGGTGTAGCATGAGCCTTTTAAGCACGATTAGCAAACCCGTTAATAAATACCGATTGTTCACCATTTACGGTGGCGCAGGTATTGGCAAAACCAGTCTAGCCAGCACATTCCCCGCACCTATTTTTATCAGAGCAGAAGATGGTTTATCTTCTGTTCCTACAAACGCAATGCCTGACGCGTTCCCATTGCTTACCAGCTCTGACGATATTTATAATCAACTGTTAACTTTAATTAATGAAGATCACCAGTACAAAACGTTGGTGATTGATTCAATTAGTAAATTAGATCGTCTGTTTACTGACGAAATAACCAAAGGCAACACCAGCGCGAAAGCATTAGCACTTGCAATGGGTGGTTATGGCGCAGGTTATCAGGCATTATCATCTATGCACGGCAGAGTACGAAAAGCGTGTCAGATTTTAGTTGATAAAAAAGACATGAACATTGTTTTTTTAAGTCATGCAGAATTAAACACGATTGATTTACCGGATAGTGATGCTTATCAACAGTACGGCTTAAAAATGGAAAAGAAATCACAAAGCCATTACATTGATGATGCAGATTTTGTAGGTTTTATGCGCCTAGAAACTTTTGTGATGAAAGATGAACAAAAGAAATCAAAAGCAAAAAGCACGGGTGAGCGGATTATTCAATGCACAAGTGAAGCGTCAAGCGTTAGTAAAAACCGCATGGGATTAACTGACGATATTTTTATCCAACACGGAATCAATCCATTATTAAAATTTTTAGGAGAATAATTATGAGTTTTTGGCAAACAAGCGAAGGTAAAAGCGCAACAGACACAACGGGTAAATTTGAATCGGGTGGCGGTATCGCGTTGATACCTGAAAACACGACCTGTTTAGCCATGATTACTGAAGCCAATATTGCTAATTATGAAGGCAATGAATATATTAATTTGGCGTGGACAGTAAACAAACCAGACGCTTATAAAAACCGCAAAGTGTTTCAAAAGGTGCGCATTTTTGATGCAGAAACAAAGAAACGCGACAAGGCTTTGAATATGTTAGCGGCTATTGATAAAAACGCGGGTGGCAAATTATCCAAGTCTGATTCTGCCCCAACCAATGAAACGCTTTTACACCTTATGCAAAAACCCATGCTAATTAAAGTTATGGTGTGGGAAATTAACGACAAAACAGGCAACTGGGTTGCAGCAGTATCACCACGCAGTGTTGAAGAACCTGTAAAAGTAGCACCATCACCAGAAATTGCTGATGATAATTTCGATGTTCCTTTCTGATAATTAACTAAACAAACGCACATGGACGTGCAATAACTAAAGGTGAGTAAAATGATAGAGCAAAGAACACCAGAATGGTTTGTACAACGTGTGGGACGTATTACTGCGTCAAGCGTTGGCGCAATACTTGGATTATCCCCATTTATGAAACGTGAAGATGTCATGCGCAACATGGTGCGTGAATATCACAACGCAGAGCGTGAATTTAAAGGCAACCAAGCCACAGAATATGGCACGTTTCACGAAGATTTAGCAAAGATGGATTATCAGTTAAAAACAGGTGTTTATGTAGAAAAATGTGGGTTTTATACACACGATTACTGGCTAGGAGCAAGTCCCGATGGATTTGCTGGTTTTGATAAACTAATCGAGATTAAATGCCCGTATGGTCAACGCGATAAAATCCCGCCAATGTTTAAAAACTTAGCGCAGCAGCCGCATTATTATGCGCAGATTCAAGTGCAATTATTTGTGACGCACATGAGCGCGTGTGATTTTTATCAATGGAGTCCAAATGGCGACCAAATAGAAACCGTTAATTATGATCGCGAATGGATAAACAAACACTTGCCAATTTTAAAAAGTTTTCATGCCGATTATTTGATTGAGCGTGATAAACCAGAAAAGTATTTGCAAGATAAACGCGCCACCAATAACGCAAACTCGACAGCGTACCGCGTGGAATATTATTTTGAATTGTCTGCGCAGATCGCAGAACTTGAAGCGATTAAAAAGGGAGTGCTTGAGCATATTGTCAGAGATTGCAAAGAGCAAGATAGCGACATTAACGGGCACAAATTAACAAAGGTAGTCAAAAAAGGCGCGGTGAGTTACGCCAAAGCTGTTAAAGAATTATTGCCTAATGCAGATTTAACGCCATACACAGGTGAAGCGAGTGAGTATTGGAGGTTGTCTTAAATGAAAATGCCTGCATACCAAAAAAAAGCGGCTATATGCCTTGCCAGTGGCGACACGGAAGAAGACACAGCGCAACAAGTGGGCGTTCATGTTTCAATAATACACAAATGGCTAGGAGAAGACGATTTTAACGCTTACCTAAACAGTTTGAAACGTGAATTAAAGCCTGAGCCAGAAAAAACAGTTTTGAAATGGACAGAATGTATTTATGGCTCAAGAGATACGTCGTCGTTTCCAAATCATTGTGAAAACGTTTTAGCTATTGATTGCCTTGGAAATTACGCTGTATGTTGTTTTGATGCTGGATCAAGAGATTTTTTTTTAAGCCATAATGATGATGAATATTTTACCGAAGTTGTTTATTGGATGCTTTTGCCTAGTCAACCTAGCGGAATTAAACCTATGCAAAATAACGAATATCTAATCGAACAAACCACGCTTGAAACGTTTGACATTATTGACGCGATCACACCTGCGCTGCGTGAAGCCGTTAAACATTTGTTAGTGCAACAAGGAGCAAACAAATGAAAATGCGCCCATACCAACAACAGGCGCATGATGACTGCATAGTATGGGTTCGCAAGAACACCGCGCCATGCGTTCTTGAATTGCCCACAGGTGCAGGTAAATCCATTATCGTTGCTGAGATAGCCAACTCATTAAACAAAGTAAGCAAAGGTAAGCACGTTTTATGTATTGTTCCAAGTAAAGAACTGCTTGAGCAAAATGCCGATAAAATTATTGCAACAGGAAATCTAGTTTCATTGTTTAGCGCAAGCGTTGGTGAAACTTGTCTTGCTAATCCGTTAGTGGTTGGAACGCCTGTCAGTATTAAAAACCAGCTTGAACGTTTTGGCAGTCAATTCTGTGCAGTTATTATTGACGAGTGCCACAAGATTACGCCAACCGTTATTCATATTATTGAGCAACTGCAAGTTTTTAACGAACGTCTGCGCATTATTGGGTTATCAGCAACACCTTATCGCATGTCAACGGGTTACATTTTTAAACACGATTTGCGCGGTGTAGCACTGCATGAAAGCAAAACACGCAACCCATATTTTGATAGATTGATTTACAAGATCACCGCGCGTGAGTTAATCCAGCAAGGTTATCTATGCCAACCCGTAATTGGTGCAATCCATAGCAAGCATTATGAAACGCTAAACATGCAAACTAATGCAATGGGTAAATTCAGCAAAGATGATATTGACAAGGCGTATCACGGCAAAGGCAGGTTAACGGCTGAGATTGTCGCGGATGTTATCGAGCAATCGCGAGATCGTAAAGGCGTGTTATTTTTTGCGGCTACGATTCAACACGCGGGTGAGATCATGGAATCTTTACCGCCAGAATTATCGGCTATTGTCACAGGCGGCACACCAGCTCGTGAGCGTGAAATAATCCTGCTTAAATTCAAAGCGCAGATTTTAAAATATTTAGTAAATGTGGCGGTTTTAACGACTGGATTTGATGCGCCTCATTGCGATGTTGTCGCAATTTTACGCGCCACCGAAAGTGCCGCATTATTACAGCAAATAATTGGGCGTGGTTTGCGTCTAAGCGATGAAAAGCAAGATTGCTTAGTCTTAGATTATGCTGAGAACATCGAGCGACATTGCCCCGATGGTGATGTTTTTAATCCCGACATTAAAACAAGCAACAGCGTGGAGTTTGACGGTGAGTATCTTATCGCGCGTTGCCCTGATTGCGGACTGTTAAATGAAACCAAGCCACGCGACAACGATGCTGGATTTTATATTGATGACAACGGTTATTTTATAGATTTGCAAGGAAACCGAATTGTAACTGAACACGGCTTTTTTCCTGCGCATCATAGCAGATCGTGCCAATCTGAATTATGCAATTACAAGTGGAGTTTTAAACCGTGCCACGAGTGCGGGCATGAGAACGATGTTGCAGCGCGTTATTGTGGCGGATGCAAAGAAGAATTGATTGACCCTAACGAAAAATTGGTTAGGCAATACCGCGAGCGAAAATCAGATCCATATCAATCACAGACCGATGAAGTGCTTGATATGAAAGTTAAGCCAACCATTAGCAAAGCCGGCAACGAATGTTTGCGGGTTGAATTTACTACCGCATGGCGAACGTTTACCGTGTTTTTTACGCCAAAAATCCCGCGCGACTACAACAGTTTTATGACTGTTACGATAAATGGAACAAGACCGCCCGAAACAGTCACTTATCAAAAAGAAGGTGATTTTTACAAGGTTCATAATTACAACATGAGATTTAGAAACGATGAAATTCCCCCAGTGGCTTAAAGTTTACGGTGACACTTCGTATCGTGGTGAATGCCCAAGCGAAACACTTGAAGCAGTGACGTTTTTTGCGCGTATAAGACGCGAATACCCGACGACTTATGGAAAGATTGCCACGCATATCAGAAACGAAGGAAAGCGCAATTGGCAGCAGGTAGCACGGCAAAAAAGCGAAGGCATGACGAAAGGTGCGCCCGATATTATTATTCCAACAGGCAGAGCATTTGTTTGCGAGCTGAAACGGCAAGATCACACCAAGTCAAAATGGCAGGATGGGCAGCTTGAATATCTTAAAGCCGCACATGATGCAGGCGCATTTGTTTGCGTTGCGCTGGGTTATGAAGCGGCTTATCAGGCATTTTTAGATTCTATTGTTTAAAATGTAAAAAAATATGTTTACTTTTTAAAATAGAAGGTTTAATATATAACCACGCTTTCAAGAAGGCGAAACAATAATAAAATAATTTAGGAGCTTAAAATGAACAACTATTTTGATACATTAAACCAAGCATTAGAATCTGAAGGATTAGTTGACCAATGGATTACTGGAACAAATATTAACTACGGTGAAACAGTGCAAGTAAACACAGGCGAGCGTTTAATAAGTGTTTACAGAAACAGTAACGGCAGATATGAACGCCCTGTTCACTACGCAGTATAAAAACAACAACCAAGCGCGGTGCAAGCCGCGCATTTTAGGAGAAAAAAATGGAAATACAACTTTACTTCGACATCGTATCAAACGATGGTGTAACAATTGGCGTTGGTGCTACTGCAATGTTATCTGGTTCATATATTCCAGCAGACTTTCACCATGACATTGAAGATAATAGAGAAATTGATGTAACAGAAGTTAATTTATTTGATGAAAATGGCGAAGAAATGAACTCTGAAAAACTAACTGAAATTACTTATGAGCATATTGACGATAATTTAGTTAATATTTTTAATAAAGCAGAAAAAGGCGTTGATGAAATTTACTTAAACGATTTTAAAAGCGATCACGATTACGCGGCATTAATGCAATAACAAACAACTCCTACCTCTGCCGCTAAGACAAGTGGCTTTTTTTAATACAAAGGTGATTTATGATTGAATTTTTAAAGATGCTAGACGAAACAGGCATTGCTTATGTGGTGTTTATTTTAACCGCTGTTTATTTTTGGACAAAAAGCAATAAAGCAACAACCGAGCTTTACACAATTAAACGCGAATTATTAAAATTAAAGGCGGTTTTATGAGCGCAACACTAGCATTAACGCTGTCATTTTTAACAGTGGATACAAACATCGACAAGCGCGGCAAAACAACACAGGTTGAGCGCATTGCCTACACAACAACGGCAATACCTTATGACACGCGCCAAGCATGCGCTAACGCCAAAGAAGAATGGAATCTTGCTGTTGGTGCTTACCAAATGAGTAAGCGTCCAGCACGGGTGATTATGGCGGTGTGTAATGATAGTGCAACGGGAGTGGTAGAATGAGCATAGAAAAAGAATTATTAAAAAGAATGCGAGATGTATTGCGCGAATTAGAAGAAACCCACTATGACCTTTACTGGGACATACAAACTGAACTAGAAAAAATTGAGCAGAAACCTAACAATGTTGGTTATCTATACAAGCAGGAAGATTGTTATGGAGATATTCAAACGGTATTTAAAGTTGATAAGCCCTATATCACATGGCATAACGTTACAGATGTTACTCCTGTCTACCTAGCACCACAAAAACGTGAGCCTTTGAGTGATGAAGATTTGATAGCTAAATATAACGCTATAAAGAAATTAGGTTTTAGTTATGAACCTAGTTATTTTGCTGGGTTTAGAGATGCGGAAAAAACACATGGCATTGGAGAATAAAATGAAAAACGACTTAATATGGGTAGCTATTTGTTCATTATTAACAGGTGCATTGCTTTGCTTTATTACAATAGCAGCAACACACAGACATCATTATGAAATTATTAAAACAAATATTGGCGAGTTTGTTTTAAGAGATGGTAAGATTTTTACTGTTTACGAAATGCAACGAAATGTTGCTGGGGATATGGTAGCAAGATGAAACAAATCCCATTAAAAGAACACCTAGAAAACCGTCTGCGTGAACTCAAAGAAGAACGCAGACAATTAAAAAATCAAAAAATGCGTAGTATCAAAGAAACGCAAAATATTTTTCACATTTTAGAGGAGTTAAATAAACATGGCTGAATTAATTTTTTGGACTGGCATTTTTGTTTTAATAGTTTGTTTTATGGTGGAGTACGCGCGTGGAGATTGACGACATTGCAGCATTAATATTCTATGTATTAGCACTCATATTAGCGGGGATATGGCTATGGCATTGATTAAACCAGTTGAGAAGGTAACACCAACGCCAAGCGCAACAAACTGCCAGCACAAAACATGGCGGCAATATGTAAGCAGAGGAATTAGGGAGTGTGATCGTTGTCATGAAATACGCCCTATTTTTGATTTAAAAATTGAACATCAAAGGTAATAGCATGGTGCAACCAATAAAAAAAGATTTAAAAGTTTCGCTTAAAGAGTTGGAAAGTATAAAAGAAAATATTATTTACTGTGGTGGAACAGGCGCATTTTACCGAAAAAGAACGCCTGACAAGCCATTGGCTTTTAACTATGCAAATCGTCACGCTACTATTGCTATTAAAAAAGAAGGTGGCAAAAAATACTTTACCGCATGGCGCATGGCTGTTTTCTTTTCACATGGTTATTATCCAAGTTTTGAGGATGCTGTTATTTTTAAAGATGGCGATAATTATAATTTTAGAATTAATAACATTGTTGTTTGCCATCCAAACGAGGATGAACAAACCGTTTTAGACTTTGCTACTGAGCATGGTTTATCGCCACAAACGGTTAATTATCGCATGAGAAATGCAATACGATTTGAGCGCATTGTAAAAAACTGGAGAGTGTTTTTTTATGATAAAAAAGAGTTTACGAAATACTGCGGTGACATGATTGGTAGAAGGTTGGTTGTTGATGATGAAGGAATCGAGCATATACAAATTAAGCGCATTAATTTATCAGAAAGCCAGCGCGGAAATAAAACCGCACGGGAATTTTTAAAAACGTGGATTGGCGACATGCCTACACAATGGGAGATGACATTATGCAGATAAAAAAAATAAAACTAAGCGCGATTATTCCGCAATTTCAAACCGAAGGCGCAGCCGCTATTGATTTATGCGCTTGTATTGAAGAAACCATGCTTTTAACACCAGAAACGCCTGTGTTAATACCTACAGGCATTGCAATTCATATTGCTGATAAGTCTGTTGTTGGTTTGATTGTACCACGCAGTGGGCTGGGTTTTAATTATGGCGTTGGTTTGATGAACACGGTTGGCGTAATTGACAGTGATTATCAAGGCGAAATTATGGTTAAGTTGCGCATGACACACGGTGATAGTTATCGAATTCAACCTAACGAGCGTATTGCTCAAATGTTTTTCGTGCCTGTATTGCGTCCGATATTTGAAGAAGTTGAGGAATTTAGCGCAGTGACTGAGCGTGGTGTTGATGGTTTTGGGAGTACAGGGAAATGATCGCAACAACAGCTTATATTTTAATTATCGCTGTAACAACTCACGGTGAGCTTACACAATCAACAATTGAATTTGCGGATAAGGCTTCGTGTGAAAGCGCGGCAGTTAGACAGGATTTTGCGTTTAAAAATTTGCAATTTGCAGGCAGGTGGAATTTAACCTGTCATCCTTATCAACTTAATGAGATAAAAAAATGATCCAGCAAATTCTTCAGCGCGGAAACCGTCAAGGCATGACAATGCGCGAAATAACCGAGCTAACAGATTTAAAGCAACACCAAGTGGAATTTAAGGTTCAAAAGTTAATCAAGGAGGGCATTGTGCATAAATCTGTTGATAGAATAGACAATGCGTATTTGTACACGCTAGTAAATTATGATCCATTGCCAATTATTGAGCCGCCAATTGATTGTTCACCTGTTAGACTGGATAACGTCATTAAACATTTAAACAAGCAAAAAGAAAAAGTAAACTCACCAGCGCATTATAATAGCGGCTCTGTTGAATGTATTGACGCAATTGAATCTATGCTAACAAAAGAAGAATTTATCGGATTTTTACGCGGGAACATATTAAAATATCAGTGGCGTTATAAGCAAAAAAACGGTGCTGAAGATTTAAAAAAAGCGCAGTGGTATTTTGATAAGTTAAAAGAAAAAGAGGGCGTGTAATGTATGAATTTAAAAGTGGTAAACCATCAGGCGGCTTGCGTTATCAAGTTATGCGCGATTATTTGATAAAATTAAAATGGTTTGCAGATAATCCCATGCAACCCGTGTTTATAAGTGAACGCAGTGCATGAAACCACGACTTAAAAAGATAGGCAGGATATGGTTATGTTACACACAAACAACGGCTGTATGTTCCGGCTTAACACCTGAAGAAGCCTATCAAAAATGGATGATTAAAAATAAAGCCGCTGAATAAGCGGCTTTTTTATTAAACTTCTAATGCTACATGAAATAGGCGTTTTATCCACCCTTTACCGTAAACATCAAATCCTTTTGTTTCAGTGTACCGCAATGCGCGGTAAGTCAAAAATAAAGATAATTCTTCATTGCCGGATTTAGTAAATGCAGCGCGACTTCCTTTGCCAATAATACCATCGGCTTCTAAGTTACAGGCTTTTTGCGCTAATTTAATAGCCGTTCCGACACCTTGATTTACTGCACTATCAAATAGGCAAAGTGCAAATGGATAAGGCAGTGCATCGCAACCAGCTTTAATCCAATAGTCTTTTAAGTAAATTTCTTTAGCTTGTGCAACAGTAAGATTTTTAATATCCACGTTGGGATAAAACTTTTTAGCAATGCCAAATTTAGTTTCACCACCACTATCGCGGGGATCATTAACATAACCTCCTTCACTTCCTAAAATAATCTCAAATGCTTTATCAAAATCGCTCATTTTTTCGCTCTCATTGAAAGTACCGTAATTAATTTTTGTGTAAGCCGTATCATGTCGTTATCAAGCAGGCGTATTTGGTCGATTAATTCAATTAGCGCATCGGTGGTTTCAGTAAGGATTGGCTTAACAATCGTTGTTACCCATATCCAAACAAAATAGACAATATACCCCATGCTACTTGATGCAATAATTGGAAAACCGTATTGGTTGATATATTTAGCTAATGCGTCAACGTCCATCAGTCTATTCTCTTTTCTTGGGGATTATTAAAACGTGCCACTTTTTCTTTTTCAATAGGCATATCTAACGCTTCAGTCATGAGTACATCAATCTTAATAATATCTTCTGACATAGCCGTAACACGTTTATCAAGTTGCTTGATGATACCGATAAGGCTTTTAATCTTTTCAAGTACACTATCAAGCAAAAATTTAATCGTCAGAAATACAAAGTACATTCCCACGCAAGCAGCGGCAATGGGAAAACCTACATCCGTTGCAAACTGTAAAAATTCCATTATTTACTTGTCCACCAAGCAATAAACGAAAACAATGCGCCAATGGTAAAAACGATACCGCCAATAAAGCCTTTGTAACGCGACTGCTCTGCTTTCATCTCATCAAGCGCGGCTATGATAGCGTCTAGCTTTCTTCCCCGATCTTCAAATATTTCTTCGAGGTTTTCAATTCGTTGCTCTACTTTAGCAAGGCGGCAGGCTTCGTCAGGCATTTGTCACCTCAACCCAGTTAATTGTTAGCTCGTCCCAATAGTAGTGCTTACCGTCTTGTGGATACGTTACAGGCGGTTGCCATGACATGGTGTCAATGTCACCTACCCAAGAAGGGTATGGTTTTCTAGCTCGATGTTCTGCTTGCTTATCTGTGTCAAACTCTACTTGTGATAATACTTTTAAAACGCCAACAAGGCTTGTATCTGCGTCATCATCACACGTCCCGTAAAGCAGTGGTGCTGTGCTAAGTGAGCCGTCAGCATTTGATGCAATAGGAAAATCAGATTCGTTTTGAAAAATAAATTGAAAGCCTTTTACATTTGGAGTTGCCGGTCCTGTACGCATTGGTGCTTCTGTGCAAAGAATACCTGTGTCTGCGTCAATGTTTGTTATTTGTATGTACATTATTATTCCTATTTAATTAATGCTGTTTACACAGCGATTCTCCGAACAGCTCTGATAGGGTAGCCACCGTCCTTATTGCCGCTCAGCTGAGTCCCATTACTAAAGAGCTGCCGCCATGCGTTGTCAGAACTGCCCTCAGTAGAAGAATAATAGTATGCAGAGTCAAACGCATCTGTTTCACCAGTTCTAAACCCAATACCTGCGCTGGTTTGAGCAGGTGAGCCGCTAGTGTAATTGGTGCTTACAGGTTCTGGTGATACCGCATTAGCGTTTGAGCCACTACCTGTGCTATTAGCATCTGCCGTAGGTTTTAAGAAATAATACAATACTTCTAATTCGTTTTTGGCGGGTAAATACCAATCGCTATAACCGCCTATTGTTAAGCCTTCGCAGAAAGTAGCAGCAGCATACGAAGCACCTAACGCAGCCAAAGATGCAGAGTTTGTTGGTCCATTGATTACAGAATTAATACCAGTAGTTACACCAGCAGGCCCCCATGTTTTACTCGATTCACCCGATGCTTTAGGGGCAACAATTAGATAATACTGCGTACCAGAAACGTCAATCTTACCAGCATAAAATCCACCACCGTAGGCTTGTCCGATAGTTGGACCATACGACTGCGCTGGCCATGCGCTTGCTTTAGCGGCTTGCATCTGTTGGCTCATTGTCCAAACGCCAACTGCCCCGCTCGTTGTTGTTGTTGGTGGAGTACCTGATATAATCCCTCCTCTGTATCTCATAGACATAACGCCACCTTAGCTAATTAGCTCATAAGACACAGTAAACACAAGTTTATTTGCTGTTCCCGATATGACTGATATACAAGTGCCTTCTTCAAGATAAAATGCAGTAGTCTTATCCGTAACAATTAGTGTCGCGTCTGCGGGAACACCTACCGTTGAAGCTAAGGCATAGGCAGTACCGCCGCTAGGTGCAGAACCTTGAGCGACTGCGCCATTAGTGTAAATTGATACTGTAGCATCGACTGCATTAGTTCCATCCACATTCGCAACGACAATATTGTTAATTTTCATAACAGTACCAGAAGATGCTGCATTGGTTAAAAGCACAACTGCGGTTGTAACAGAAGGCGTGTAATACGTTGTTTTACCGTAAATCGATGTTACTGCTGTAATATTTGGATTTGCCATTGTTGTTCCTTAAAATCCCATAACCATTGCAAAGGCAATAGCCTTGCCATTTGTTGCATAATTTGTTGACGGCAAATAAGCCGCTCCCCATGCACTACCGCTATAAACACGCATTTCGCTATTTGTTGTATTCCAATAGAGTGCGCCAGTAAGCAAAGCATTTCCGTCGTTATCCACCGCTGGATTACTTGATTTTGCACCGAGATACCGATCATCAAATGAATCATAAGCAGCCGCTGCTGCTGTCGCACTTGAAGCTGCTGCTGTTTGACTTGCCGCTGCTTCACCTGCTTTTGTTACAACATAATTTGCAATTGAAACTTGATTGGTAAAACATGGCACAAATCGAGTTCGCCACCCGCCATCCCTTAAACCTGTTGTTGCATTATCATCATCAGTAACAGTTGAACCGTCACCACCGATTGCTGTGCTAAATGTTACACTGCCCGTCATAATAATTCCTTAATTTCGTATGTTGTTTGGTATCGTGTGTTGTATGGCTGTGAAATAGGCGATAATGATCTCAACCTGCCTAAAAACGAACGCCTTTGCAGATTAAGCGCGTCTGCACTATCCCAGATATAAAGCACTTCTAAATCTGTACCTGATATTTTCATAATATCATTATTTAAAATTGATTCAGCATAAGTTAAATGGTCAAGCGTAAATTGTGCAATTCTAAAACTATCACGTCTATCAAAAAATTCTGCACCACTCATGGCTGTATCAACAACGGTTGCCGATTCATAACCAATTGACGCGCCTAGATTCATATTTAAAACAGGTTGATAAGTTGACCCTATAAAAATACGACCTAATTCAACATAGCCGTCAGAATTGCTGCTGTCAAAAAATTCAATTTGATAATATTGCGCTGATACAATCGATGGAATAACGTAAATTAAATTTTTTGTGTAATACGCAATTTCTTCATCCGTTGGCGTTAAATCCCAAAAATGCACATCTTCCCATTCATAACTGCCATAAGGCGAGCTAGGCCATACATCAAGTGTGCCAGAATCATAGACTAACGTAGCATATCCGCTATCTGAATAAACGCGATAACGCCATGTCGCACTAACTGATAAATTATGTGCAATAATTCCAAGCGTTGAAACAATGCGCTCAATGTCTGTTGAAAAACGCAATTTAGTTGATGCGTTTGCATCGTCTGTTGAACGCGCTTTTTTTGATAATTGACGTGTTTTAATATTATTTAATGGCAATGAAGTTGACCACGAACCATACGCTGCAAACGTAACTGCATCAATCCTGTTTTGATAACCAATAATTGTATTTGCCATGCTATCCCCAGAGCGTTAGCGTTGCGCGGTTTTTTGAATAATCTGATTCAATACCAATAATTTTAAATAGTTTACCAGAATTTAAGCCAAAACGATTCATTGTTATGTTTACAATATTATTTAAATCAGGCAACGTGGTTGTTAAATCAAGCGCAATAGTTACTGTGTACAAATCACGGCTTGTTTTGTACAAATTAAGCAATCTGGTTGCTTCAGTTTGAGCTGCTGTAGCATCAACCAGTAACGATTCTTTTTCAATTGTAGGCGCAAGTGTATATTGTGTTTTTATGGCTGTATCTTCTGCTGATTTTGTTAATGCAGGCAAAGATAAAACACTTCTACGCGCTGCGGTAACTGCACCAGCTAAATCAAAATCTTGCACGCTGTAATTTTTTTGATACGTTAAATTAACACGCCATGCTGGAATGCCTTTGTCGGTGTCATTGGTTCGACCATGTTCAATGCTTAAAATATTATTTATATCAATTTCAAGTGTTGCGCTACCCGTTGGCGCAGTAAATAAACCCATGCGCAATACGCCAAGCGCATCAAATCCAAAGTATGCACCAATCGATTGAGCCACCTTATCCATTGCCACCATCGCTGAATCTGCGCCATCAATCCAAATTCCAATAACACTATTATTTGCCGTGTCTAATGCGGTAACATCGCTTGCGTTAATATCACCCGATGCAATACCTGCCTTTAACGCCATCGCCTTTAAAACTTGCGCCACTGTGCGATTAGATGATGCTGCGCCTTGTGTTGCATCACATGTTAATAATCCCGTTGGCACAGCACCTAAGCGAATATAACCAAGTGCTAAACAAGTAATGAATGTGCCGCTTGCCGGTGACGCCGCGTGTAGTGCCGTCACGTTTGCATAATCAGCACCAGCGGTTAACGCAATGCCTTTGTCGTAAACATTGCCAACAGATTGTATTGCACCATCATTAATTTGATATGTTAATTTTGAGCTATTTACCATGATTGGCGCAATATTAAACACTTGACCATACAATAATGGCTTAGGTGATTTTGCAATATCAGCAACGCCTTCCACGCCATCAGGCAGTGCATTATTGCCAGCATAAAGCGTGGTTTGTAGTGGCATATCAACAATAGCCAATTTATCCCGTGCCAATATCGTTACTTTTGAAAAAGTAAACTCTACCTGCTCCATTGTGCCATTTAAAATAGTGGTAAATGCAGAATAAGCGTCACCTTCATTGCCAATCTTAATAACGAGCGAACGCCCATCAAACGAATAATTAAGAATTGAATCTAATCCACCGTCAACATTAGATAATTCAACCGCGCCATAATTTACACGGCTTGCACCGCTTGTTGTTCCGTTGCTGTAAAGTGATCTGCTAATTGATGCAGGATTGGTTATTCTATCGTCATAAAATGTATTAGCAGGCGTATCAGTGGGTTTTGTCGTGTAAGGCTTTGACGCGTAACGCAGCACGGTTGTCGTGCCTGCTGCATCAATTGCCGCTGTAATTTCTACAATGTAAATCATGCTGCCGCCTCAAGTTTTGCTTTGCGTGAAATAGTGCTAAGTTCTTCTTTCATGCCTTGCATCTCATTTATCAATGCAACGTTTGCACTAGATTGTAAATTAACCAATGCTTTCAATTCAATAATTTGCTCTTTTAATAACACGCTTTGATCGTCAATGGCATTTCCAATTGAATCGAATAACCCTGCTGTTTGTTGGTGGCTTGTGACATTTGCAGGTGATGTGAAGTTAACTAATTCTGCGCCTTGTTCGCCTACAAGCGACAAGCCACTTGCCATGCCGCCATTGGCGTAAGCCTTATATCCAACAGAATTTAAGTAAGACTGCATAGCGTAAGTATCAGTATAATCACCGCTATAACCTGCTTGAACTGCTATATTTTCAATATTAACAAGACTTTGAGCGTCATTATTAAAACTATATGTTTTATTATTTGCCGCGTCTGCCATAGCTTGAATTGCTGAGTTGGTTTCTATTACAGCATTTGATATTTTTGCAACACTTTCTATTGCAATACTTGTTGTTGCTTTTATTGCGTCAAGCTGCGCATCAGTGCTGTTTTTTCCCACTGAAACTGCTGCTTCAGCCGCTGCTTTTGCTGCCGCTTGTGCCGCCTCTGATATAACATACTCGTCATAATTGCCTTGATAATTAGGATCGTTCATTGCTGCGGTTTCGCGTCTTGCTACTTCGCTTGCCGCTAAAACGGCTTCTGCCGCTGCTTTATCGCGTGCCGCTTTTTCTTCATCGGCTTTTATTAAATTTGCCGTGTTATTTGCAGCAATCTGGTTTAATTCCGTTTGCTTGTTTTGAATTTCAGTTTTAATTGTATTATCTACAGCGGTTACTTTTGCAACTTGCAGCGTGTAATTAGCCATTGCATTAGAAAAGTTATTAACCGCTGTTGATAATAATGCAATACTATTATCAACATCCGTTGTTTTTGCTTTTACGCCAAGCAAATTCACGTTTGCTTGTACAGCTTCATCTAGTTGCAAATTCATTATTTCAATTTGTCTATCTGCCGCGCTCATGCCTTTTTCTAACGCTTTTAAAACAGATACATAATCGGTTTGATAAGCGTCACCAGTGGCATTATATTTTAAAGATGCTTCTAAAAACGCTTTTGAAACTTCAGGCAATGATGCTAATGCACTTTCTGTTCCTTTTGCTGCCTCTACTGCTGTGTCTTGAAATGATTTCTTAGCTGCATTATAAATTTCTTGTGGTGTTGCTTGTGGCTTACCAACGCTCATTAGTTGATCGTAATACGTTCTCAAGCCTTGACCTAACGTGACAAATTTATCGCGCATTGCGGTTAAGTTTTTGTAGGCTGTTTCGAGCGCAGTGGTTGTGCTTGTTAATTCCGCGCCAGCGTCAGATAACTGATTTAATGCTGTTGTGTATTTGCGTGTTAAATCATCCATGCCTTGCATAGATTTTTCGCGCTCTAAACGCAACGCTTCTTCTTTTGCCACTGGATTTTGTTCGCCTAACTTTTTATAAATGGCAATGCGATAATCTTCATAGGTTGATATGGTTGCTTTTATGGCGTCTGTGCGTTCTTTTACAATAGCCGCATAATCTTCTGCTGCACTTGCAAAGTCGCTTGCCATGCCTAATGCTGTGGCATAAATAGCTCTGCCTGTATCGCTTGTATCATTTTTTAAAACATCAAGTAATTTTCTGTATGATGCTTTTGATTCTTCCGCATTTGTACTCATAACAGGAAGAACTAAACCAAGTTGCGTAAACTTATCAGTCAACAAACCTGTTTTATATGCAGATTGTTCTGTTTTAGTTAAATAATTCTCAATATAATCAGTTAACGTACTATCAAATTTAGATATGCCACCAGCTACGTTAATTAAATCTTGCGATAAAGTTAAACCTGACGCGCCAATAGCCGCTAATCCTGCTTTGATGCTGTTTAACCCGTTAAACGCTTCAATAATATCGTCCGCTGTGCCGGGCAATTTTCCAATAATATCGTTAACGTCTGTAAATGCTGACGCTAGTTGAAGTGATTGAACAATCATTTGCTTTTCAATATCACCGCGTTTTTCTACAATATCGCTATATTCAATGGCGTTAATGCCCATTGCTTTTAGCTTAGTGTTTGCCGTTGAAATAGCAACGGTTACGCGCATTAATGTTTGATAATAGCCTTCTTGAATTTTTTGAGATTCAAGGAATTGAGGTGATAACATAGCCATTTTATCTGATAATTTCTCAAACGCTGCGTTTAACCGCTCTTCATTTATTGTGGCGTTTTCTTGGTTTTTTTGACGCGAGCCTTTTCCCTTATAGTTAGTACGCTCCATTGGAATTCGCCCTAATTCAACATTAAAATTATTTACTTGATCTGTTAAAGTTGCAGTGCTTTGACCTAATAAATCAGCGGTTTTTATAATGCTATTGCCAATTCCTAAAATGGTATCTGTAAATGCCTGATTAACACGTTCTTCAATAGTTTTATATTTTGTTGTGATCCATTGTTTGCTTGAGCTAACTAATCCAAAAAATGAGCTTTTTGTTTCAGTAACTAAAATATCAATATATTGCTGAACGCTTGTTGTGCCATTTTTTACAACACTTGAGTAAAGCTCGTCCATAAACTTAAAACCGCTTCCAGCAAATTGTTTTGTTATTTTTGTGACTGTTGTAAATGCGCCTAATATCAATCCTAAAATTGGCATTGCCAAATTACTTATTGCATAACCAATAGCAAGTCCGCCTATTCCACCGCCAGCCGAACCAAATACACCCGTTGTTTTTGATGATCCTGCTAAACTTACGCCATTTCTTCCAAAATCCATTTTTTGCGCAACTGACGCAGTTACATTATCAATTGAATAAGTTAATTTTTGCAGACTTTCAGCCATGCCTTTTGAATAATCTAAATCGGCAGTTGAGTTTGCAGAAATAATATCAAGTGCGTTAATAATTGATTTTGATGCGTCACTGCTTCCTAAAACAGTCCCGCCAATAGTTTCAGTATATTTTTCTGATTGTGCTTTTTGATAATCTGCACCAGACATTTGTGGCGCACTTGAGCCACCGCCACCAGCCATAGCAACACCAATAGCCAACATAAATGCTAACATTGCCGCGCCTGTAGCAAACCCAATAGGAAATGGTGCTGCCGATGCTGATGCTACTGCCGCTGTTCCCGAAGCTGTGGCTTTAGCTGCGTCTGCCGCAACGTTTGGTGCTACCGATGCCGCATTAGCGGCTGTTGAAGTAAATAATCCAGTTATATAAGCACCAACTTTTGCACCATTATCTGCAATCATGCGAACCATCGACATAGCAGATTGAGCCATTTCAAACGCGCGGAAAACTTTAGTTGCTACACCAAGCGCGTTATATCCTGCTGTGCCTTTCTTGAAGAAACCTTGAGCCGCTGACGCCATATCACCGTATGACTTAACCTGTAATTGTGATTGCTTTTGGTTTGCTATTGCAATGGCTTTATCGGCTTTGGCTTGATCGCCTTTACCGTCATTTAACTTTTGAATTTCAAATAATTGATTTTGCAATCCGTCAGTAATAGCCGCTTGTGATTTTTCGTAAGATGCAAGCGCAACACCTAAGCCACCCACTGCACCACCAACACTTCCAAACGCATCAGCAAGCCCTGTTGCGGCTTCTTTTGCTGATTCAAGGTTAGCTGTCAATATATCCATTTGTGCGCTTGCGGCTGTGTTAGCGGCTGTCTGAGCATCGCTAATGGCTTTAATCGATGCTAACTTATCATCATTGTATTTTTGTTCAGCGTCAGATTTTGCTTTAATATCAGATTGCGTTGATGTTTCTGCTAATACTGCTTTATCTGTTTGCAATCCTGCAATTTCAGTTTTTAAGCGTAATTGTTCAGCCAGCGTTAAATTGTATTTTCCCGCGTTATCTAATTCTGCCTGAGCCGCTGCAATTTTAGCGTCAATGGTTTCAGCACTTTGATTAGTTAATGAATCGCGGATTTCTTTTTCTTTAGCTAATAATAAATTGGTCGCAGATTGTGATTCATTTAATATGCGTGATTTTTCTTCGTAAGTTTTTGCTGATTCATACTCAATAGCTGCTTTATCTGATATAGATACGCGCTCTGCTTCAAGTGCTGCAATCTTGGTTTGTTGTTGTGCCGCAAATAGTTTGCCTGCATTTTCTGCTGTGGCTACTTGCATATTGATTTGCTCGTTATAATCTTTTTCCGCAAGTGCTAATTCTTTTGTTGCTTGTGCTTGTGCGCGTTTAGCTTCGGCTGCTGCTTTTGCTGCTGCTTTTTTATCTGGTTCATCAATTTTGCTAACTGGTGCGGCTTTGGTTATATCTACCATTACCTTTTTTTCATCTTCTAATTCTTTTCTTAAGCGTTTTTGTTCTTCAATATTTTTTGCTAATTTTGATTGTTTACCACTTGCATCAAATCCCGATAAATCATCAATTAAACTTCCAATTACACCATTTTGATTATGTGCGTTAATTGATGCTTGCAATCTGTTTTGTTCTTGTTGGAGTTCCGCTAATTTACCAATTGAAGTAGTTGCACCATTCAACCAAACATCAAATTTACCTAATGAACTTGTTGCGCTTGTAATCCATCGTGAAATAGCACCGCCACTTTTATCATTTAAAATATGGTCAATAAAATTGTCCCAAGCATCAGCAAGCGAGCTTAATGTGCCTTTCATTGTTTGACCTTGACGTTCCATGCCACCAGCAAAATCAGTATCGCCTAACTTTTGTAAATAAGCAGTAATAGCAGTTGAGCTATCTTTAACCTTTGTTTCAACGCCTTTAAAAGTAAATTTAATATCATCGCCTTGTTTGCTTGCCTTAATCCCAAATTCTTTTAATCGTTCAAATTCACCAGTTGCAGCGTCAGCAACAGCTTCAACCATTTGTTTTAATGATTTCCCCATTGCGCTTGCTGTATTGCCATAAGAAGTTAATGCTTTTTCGGATGGTGATAATCCTAACGCCTTCATTTTAATAAATGCGTCTGTTACTTCTTTAACCGAATATGGCGTTTTTGCAGCAAATTGTTGAATTCCCTCAAACGCGATTTTTGCATTTTTAGCACTACCTGTAACCGTTTCTAAACTGGTTCGCAGTGATTCAAACTCCATGTTAACTCTTAAAATATCTTTAGCCATTGACGCAATGCTAATGCCAGCCAGCGCGCTTCCCGCTATTTTTGCAACGTTACCTAGACTACTCAACGCACGTTCACTGCGTCCAGTGGCTTGCTCCATTGCAGTTAAATTGCGCGTGGCTGTTACTGCACTGGTCGAATCAACTGCGACTTGAATAGAATAGGTATCGGTGGTCATTTTGTTTTGCTCCGTTTTGCAATTTGCTCTGCTTGAATATTTAAATAAGCACTATCGAGCCGCATAATAGCACTTACTTCTAATGGCGTTAATTCTATGTTGGTCAATCTTGACCATGCGTCAATTTCCGCGTAACTAATTGGATTTTGACCAAACCCATTGCTTGAGCGTGTTCGGCTTAATTCACCAAACCACGCCCAGCAGTAGGCGTAATTTTCTGGCATGGGCAATGATTTATAATCATCAGGTATCTCATGCCCCATTGCAATAATCGCTTGAGCTTCATCGCGTAAACTGCTGCCATTGTCGTTTGTTTTGCTGAGTTCAAATTCTCGTGTGCCAAACTCGACAATGTCATTGATTAGGCTTTGGTGAAGTTTCCCAAGTTATTACTTGCCTCAAATACTTGTTCACGGATTTCGCTGTTGCGTTCCATTAACTTTGTGGCGTTTTCTGGTGAATATTCAAAGTTAGTAATTCCGCGCCACGCAACAACACGAATTGCTGCTGCGTCAATGCCGAATTGTTCATCGTCTTCGATTGTGCGATCAACTTCTTTGCCACGTTTAGCCGCTAACTGATCTTGGGATTTTCTGCGGTTTAACGTTTTGCGTACCCAATCCTGCACTTTTGGTGATTGTGAACCAAGCACTGTAATAAATACGCCTGTGTCGCCACCGTCAGCTCTTAAATATTCAAACTCATAAGCGTTTTCTGACGCGCTAACTAAATCTAAATCATCAAATGATAAACCTGTTTTTTTGCTCATGTTCGTATGTTCCTGTTGATTTATAAAAAAATACCCACGCCCGCATGATTGCAAGCGTGGGTAATTGTAGCACTATTTTTAAGCGAGTGAATCTTGAACCATGATTGTTGTCGCTAAATTAGCCACCGCACTACCACCCGCTGTATTTTTAAGCGCAGTGAATGGGAATGTGCGAGTTAATCCAGACGCGCCATCAGTTACATCAGCACCGCCAATTTTAACGCGCGACATAGTAAACGATACAAAATCAGCCGTTGCAGTGCTATCTGTTGTTAATGCCACAATGATAGACACTTCGGTTTCATTGATAAAGTAATCGCGGAATGTTGCATCAGTGAAATAAGCACTAAATGTGCCTGTTGCACCTACAACGCCTTGAAATACGTCTGGGCGTGTTAATGAACCAACTACCGCGTCTGCCACTGCAATATTTCCGTTAATGTCAAAATCAATTGAAGTAACAATGGCAACTGGTGTGCCTGCAACAAGTAACAAGCCATTTACACCAGCAGTAACGCCACCTGTTGTGATCGCAGTTGGTGAAGTTAAAACTTGTGATGTGCCAGTGGTAACGTTTAAGCCGACCAATGGAAAATCAATGGTCGCCATGCCGTTTGCAGGGATTTTTACCTGTGCGTTGGTTTGCATAATGTCAGTATAAACCTCTGACTGCGCAACGTCTGAAAACCAATGTTCAACTGTGTAATAATCTTGTGTCTGTGAAGTTTCTGGCACATAAGTATATTTGCCAGGAATGGCAATAGTTACACCTGTAACTGAGGTTGCATTATCTGCAAGCGCACTACCGTTTAACGTTTTAACTGTTAATGTGGTTGCTGTTACAGCAGTTACTAACAAATTTTTATTTAAGTTAGCCGCGTTAACGCTGCCCACTGTAATGCGAACCACGTTACCGATTTTAATACCACCAGTTAACGGGTTGCCTGTTTGGAATGTAATAACGCCAGTTGATGCAACAATAGTCACAGCCGCTGCGGTTAACGATGAAATCGCAACAAAGTCTTTACGCAATACGGATTGCAGAAAGTCTTTATATGTTCCCGCTGATAACTCACCGCTTAATGTACCCGTTGATTGTCTTGAACCATGACGGAAATCAGCAACTTGTTGATCTGGGCGAATCTCGTTTGATTGGAATGTTTCTTTCGTTAAATTAATTGTGCTTGTAACACGTCTTAATTCTTGACCGCCACCGCCTGAAGCTGCTACGCCTAAGCCTGTTTGTTTTTTGTACGATACGACTTTTTTAACGCCTTGTGCAATTGTCATTTTGTAACCTCTTATGGATAAATATCTGCTGAAAAATAAATTGATACCGGAATTTTATAAAGCACCCCGTCAATCAATGCCGGTGCAATTGATGGTGTCTTGTCAATAATAACAGTTACACTGCCGTTTGTTAAACTTGTACCGCGTTTAAAATGATTAACCAGTAAATCAACGCGGGTTGCTGCTGTTTTTGCGCCTACATTAGCTGGATAACACAATAGCACTTGCATAAATCCTTTTACGCGATAATGATTGCCGCCTAATGTTGGGTTAAGCGTATCTGCAATCATTAAATTAACTTGCTGATATGCTGTACCAACGACGGGCGTAAACGGCACATTTTCCCACGCTGTTGCAAGTGTAGGCGTTAGCGCGTTGAGTTTTGTTTCTAATGCGGTACGGATTTCAACTAGTGCCATTTAAAACCCCTTCAAATAATGCAACAGATACGCGAACCATACCTGCCGGTGCTTGCCTACTATGAAAATCATATTCTAATGCTCCAATATATGGCACGTTGTTTGTCAGATAAACAACACTTCCTGCGCGTCTTGGCAATACGTTTTGCATTTTTAAAACATCGCCTGTGTCATCTTCTCCAGTGAAAGGCGAACCAATTGTGCATTGCCAGTTTCCGCGAGCGCGTCCACCAACGTAACCTGCTGGTGCTGATGCTGGATTTTTCCATTGACTAGGATTTCCAACTGGTGTCATCATAATAATATTCTTAAACACTTCACTTGTTGCCGCGCGTATTTTGTTATCAACGTGACCATTAGCACGCGCCACAATTTGCGACATTGAGCCTGTCATTTTCTCACCTGCATTTCATAAAGCGCAGGCAATTCACCAGACCAGATATGCCTAACCGCCACTACTTGATAAACTTCACTATCAACGGTTACTTTGTCTGCTGGTTGTGGCATTGGTGCGCCTAATGCTGCAATCATTACCTTTCTATCGCCTGCTTGCACTACACCACTAATAAAATCAATTCCGTTATAGTCTTTAATGACGGCAGTATGATTAGTGGATGTTGTTGTTCCGCCCGATAACTCACCCGTTGTTGGGTCATAAGTGCCCTCAACAATAGACGTTAGCGTGATTGATTTGCCAAACTTATCGAGCAATTTATCTGCTGTAGAGCGAGCGCGAGCATCAAGTGTCATGTTCTCACCAATGATCTCGACATATCATTGCCTTGTTGTTTAAAAAACACGGATAACATGGCGTCAATTTGAGCATAGCGTGTTTGCTGTGGTGAGTATTTGTCATATTCCACCTCAATAACGTCTACTTTTTCACGAATAACGCCTTGTGTTAAATCCTGCATTAAAATTGCTGTATAAGATTTCAATGCTAATTCAGCACACGCATTTTTTACAGTAGTTGGCACAATGTCAAAATCCACATATTGCGGAAAAACATTTGCCGATAATGAATCAATTAATGGAACGTATAATCGCGGCCAATCAAGCGACTGGGTTGAATATCTGCGATAACCCGCATATTGCAAACGATATTGAGCCACCATATAGTCTGTGGCTTTGCGCAATAATTGTTCTTTTGTTGCATCACTTGTAATTGCCGCCCATGCCGTATTGCCAATGTTTGCGTGGTAGGTTGTTGCGTCTGCAACTGATACATAACTTTCAGCGTTTGCAAGTCCAGTACCGTCTTCAACGATTAACGCCATTTTAATCCTCCATCCATTCAATCATGCCGTAAATTCCACTGCCAGAAACAACTGCGTTATCAGCAAAAATAATTAAACCTTCATTTTTTGCCAATATAAAACCTTCGCCATTATTGTCAAACTCAATAGTTGACGCATTTCCAGTAAATTTAGAAATAACTGAGCGTTCCAAAAAATAAGGCTCTTGCGTCACGCCTGTCATATCTAAACCCGCTTGATTGCGTAAGCATAGCATTTTGCTAGGCTCGTTTTGATTATCGTACTTTGTTGCAGTTAATGTTGTACCGCTTGCTGGTGTGCCTTTAATGCGAGCAAACC